CAGCATCACCATCTGAGTTACTAGCAAATCCTGGAATAGATTCGATAATTGTAGCTACAGTTGGAGAACATACCATAAAGTTAGCACCACCTCTTAAAGTTCTTTGGTGGATAATGTTCGAAAGTTTTTGAACTTTAGTTCCTAATGTTTGGAACCATTGTCCTTGAGAGTTAAAGAATCCTAAAGCGTTATTTACAACACCTCCAGCATTAATTGCTAAGTTGTTTGTAGCACTCCAATACTCATCTCCAGCACCTGCTGATTCGATTAGCATTCCAAGGATTTCTTGATCTATTTCTAATGAAATATACTCACTCATGATTGAAGTTAATTCAGCTTCTGCATCTAAAGAATGGTAAGCGTTAAGATCTTGAGCAAACTCAGGAGTCCATACAGCTTTCAGTTTTCTAGTTTTAGCAACTATAGCTTCACTTGACATTGCAACGTTGATTTCTGGAATCGCGATTGGAGTGTTAGTAATTGGAGCTACAGCTTGTCCTAAAGCACTGTTTCCATCTTCAAAATCACCTCTGTTGTTATCAACTGGTTGTAATGTTTGTTGACAAACAAATCCTGTTGTAACGTTATTAACACCACCAGCAACAAGAGAAGTTACCCATCCTGCAGTTACACCTGCAGCACTAATAGTACCTAATCCGAACCATGATATAACACCTGCAACAGGAATAGATCCAGCAGCTAATGTTAATGTTACAGCAGCAGCACCTGTACCAGCACCAGCAGCAGAAGTAGCTCTAGCAGCTACAGAGAATGTTAAAATATCTCCAGCAACATATCCTCTACCTGGGTTGTTTACATAAATTTCTGTAGTGGCACCACCGGCAACACCAAAGAAGTTTAAAGTAAGACCAATACCATTAACAGAAGTTGAAGTTGTTGGTTTAACATTTAAATCAATACCAGCAGCAGTTGATGTAATTGCAACACCACCTACTTCCGCTAATGGAACAGTTGAAGCAGCACCAATATATGAAGCAGCACCAACAGTTACAGCAGGGAAATATGCACCTTGACTGATTTTTGTAAATGCAGGTAATGAGTTAGCAAACAAGTTAAATGTTTGGTTAGCAGCACCAGCATTAGTTACATTTCCTAAATAGAAACCTTCAACAGCTTCTAAATCAGCAAATGTTTGTAAAATTGTAGTACCAGCAATAGCTGAAGTAGTAGCAGGGAAGTTAACCTTTGTTACTGTACTAGCAGCTGATTGTTGTAATCCGTCAAATGCTTGAGCAGCAATACCAGTTAGTACAAATGGGAAAGTTGAATCTGCATCTAAATCTAGATAGAAATCCGCGTTACCTACAGCACCAATAGCAGCAGTTGCAGCATTTGGGAAATAATTTTGAGTTGAGTAACCAAATCTTCCAGCGCCGTAAAGACCACCAGCAGCTAAGTTACCAAATCCTGGAGCTCTACCAGCTGCACCTGCAGCATTTGGAGCCGTTCTAGTACCATATAATGAAGTACCATTTGCAAATGGTTGTTTAGCAGCATTTGCTCCAGCAGCTGGAGATCCAATTTGCGTACCACCATATTGAAAGTCTAAGTAAAATACTAGACCTGAAGGAAGATTCATTGGTTGAACCGAAACGAATTCTTTCGCTGCGATTTGTCCAAATACCTTTCTTACTAAAGGTAAAGCTACACCAGCCCATTGACCAGCAGCACCTGTACCTGCATTAAAAGTAGCATTTCCCCCACCAGTTTGTGAGTTCTCTGTTACTAATTGTTTAGCTTGGTTCTCTAAGATCATAGACATATTATTTTTGTCTGTCTCCGAGCCCATGCCTTCAAGTAATCCTGTTTTGGACCACTTGTTCGCTAATCTTGCAGCATCACTTTGCAGTGATTTGTAAGAATTAGCTGATTCTAAAAGTGAATTTAATTGTGACATTTTCTTTTTTTAGTTTTGATTAATAATTAATTGTTTTTTAAAGAATACCAGCTAATTTCTGGAATCTTTTTACCATTTCATCTGATTCAACAATTGGTTGTTTAGTAGTTTTTCTTACAGTCATACCAGCAGATTTAGAAGCTCTACCTAAATTTTCATTTACGTAAGTTTTCTTAGATTTTAATCCTGAATTAACAGTTTCAAATACTAATTTTGCTTCTTTTACTGTAGTAGCTTTATCAAAAGATTCTAATACTTTTACCTTTTGTGACTCAGTTAAATTTTTAGATTTAAAGATTTTGTTAGTGTAAAGTAACTTAGCGTTTAATAAATTGATTTCATTTAACTCAGACTTTAAAGTTTTAACAGTAGCATAAGCTTCTCTTAATTCTTCTTTCATCTTAGAATCACCAGCAAATTTTCTTTTACCGTCAGCTTTCTCCATGTTTTCAGAATCAGCTCTACGTTGTTTCATGTCTTGCTTTTTCTTACCATGTTTAGCGCCTTCAGCATCGTCTAATCGTGCATCGTACCCTTGTTTTTCATCAATTTCTTCTTTAGCTTCGTCCAACTCAACGTCTACCGCAGTATCCATATCATCTTCTACTTCTAACTCACCATCTTCGTCTACATCTACGTCAACGTCATCTTCGAATGATTCACCAGCTTCTAATTCGCCAGCTCCAACCATGTCTTCAATTACGTCTTCGATGAATTTTTTAAGATCTTCTTCTGACATATCCTCAAGGTCGATATCCTCGTCCTCGTCATCCATATCTTCATCAGCATCTTTTTCACCATCTAAATAGCCTTCTTCTTCAGCGTCAGTCTTTTCATCTTCTTTGATGTCTTTCTTGTCGTCTTCAGAATCCATCTCTTCAGATAGTTCTTTGTCTAATTCTGCTAAAATTTCGTTTAGATCAGAGTCATCTTCCTCTTTGATTTTACGCATTTTCTCTGCTCGTGCCTCAGCTTTATCATCTGATTTACGGTCATCGCCCTCACGCTTTTCCTTTTTGGTCATGTACTCTTTTTCTTCGTCAATTTTTTCAGAGTCGTCTTTTTTTGCTTCTTCAACTTTATCGTCCATTTCCTCATCAATTTCTTCTTTGTCCATTTCTTCTAGCTTAGCTGAAAGCATGGATTGAATTCTTGGTGTGAAAGCTTCTTCTAAAGCGATTTTAGCATTTGCAATGGCTGATTCTTTTACAGTCTTTGCATCGGCAATAGCCTCTTTTAAAAAGTTTCTGTTCATTTTTCCTAATTTTTTTTGTGGAATACGATTATTTGGAATCGTAATAAGAATTAATATTATTGAATGCCATATAGAATGATGGCATATTATGCTTATACGTATGTGGAAAGTATTAAAGAATATAAGAAAAGCGCCTTCAATTTAATGAAGAACGCTAATCTCGGGTTAAACAGGGGAGTTTAAATTATTGGACATGACCCATTTGCACAAAGTATTTCTGTTATTACAGAATTAACTTTTGTATATGAGTTTGAAGATTTAAATTCAAGTCCTTCTTTTACTAAATGCATAAATGAATCTGGATTTGATGGTGTTGAAACAAAGTCCCAACATAGTAATTCGAAGTCATCTTGTACTTCTTGTACTTCACCCATTGGTTTTAAGCTTCCCATCCCACGAGAAGATACTCCAACTGTAATTCCACTTTCAACTAATGCTTTTAAAATATTTCCGCATGGAGTAGGTAGTATTTCTATTTTACCCATTACATTATCTCCATCCCACCACATATCAGCTATGTTATGTGATACGTTTTGTAAATTTATTACTGTAGATTCTGGATGGTCTAATTCACCCATTGCTCTTTTTTCTTCAACTAATACTTTATACTTGTCTATTTCTCTATCCCATAGTTCTTTAGAATAATATCTACCATTACCATTTTTAACTTCGGCAGTAGCTAATATTCCTTCAACTAATGGTAATCCTCTTTCAGAAACATTATTTTCTGATAAAGACATAGGCATGGCTGTAAATAGCCTTGTTTCAACAAGTACTTGTTTCATATTGTTAGTTATTTTGTCTAAATTTCTTTAAACCTGAATATGATTCTGGATTTTCGTTTGAATTATAATTTGAATTACCATCTGAACCATCATTAGAATTAGCATTACTTTCTTCAGCAATTTCTTCATCTTTATTGTTTCTAAATGCTCTTTCAGATGTGTCAGAATTTGAAGCTCCTGCGTAATTAGAAGAACCCATATCTTCATCTACATCAGTAATTGGCTTTTTATAAGATTTACCACACATTTTTTCGTAAAGTTTTTCCATCTTTATTTTTCTTCTTTCAAGATCTTTAACTTCACGTTGCATTACTTTAATTTTAGCCTTATCAACTAATTCAGATAAATTTTCATCTTCAGTAACCATAGAAAGTCTTGCATTTTTCTTTTCTATAATTTCATCAACATGAGCAATTTTAGCTTCTAAAGCAACAACTTGTGATGCTGAATCAATTTCTGCTAATTTACTATCTAAAGTTTCTTTTTTTACTTTTTTCTTTTTAGCCACTGGTGTTTCACCTAATGGACCGTTTTCTAATATGTTTATTAATGATATCATTTTATTTTCTTTTAGTTTTACTTTTTCCATTTGGTCAGATTTACTTGCTGTTAAACCTGGTGCTTCATCTGTGTATCCGATTCCTTCTACTCCGAATGCAGCATTTTTAATATAATATAAAGGATCACTAGCTAAATTTTTAACTACTAAATCTTGTGCTTTTTTTATAGCATCTCCTAATTCGGCATCTGATACAGTATTTCTAACTTTATCCATTTCAAATTTAAGACCTAATCTAACTTGTTCACCACTTAAATTATCTATATTTTTATCGTCTTTATAATCGTATCCTTTTATTTCTAGCTCAACTACATCTTTATTAGGCTCTTTTACTTCAGCTTTAATAGCTTCATCTTTTTTAGCAGCTGCAGATTCTTCTTTAATAACATTCATATTTTTATTAAATATTCCAAACCAATCTGGGGATTTAGTTGGGTTAACTACACCAGCTAAATTTTCTGTTATTACAGATCTATTTAATAATATTTCTTCTGCTTGTTTATAAGTAGCAGAATTAACTATCATGTTAGGATAGTTTCTTTTAACCTCTTTAAGGAACAATTCTTTACTACCTTTTCCTTTATTTATTTGGTTATATTGTTCTTGTATTGTTTTTGCCATTTTATTCTCCTTTTAATAGGTTTTTAATATCTTTAATATAATCTAAAACTAGATCTGTTGGTTTAATTACTGTATATGATGAAGGATTATCATTATAATATTCACTTGTCTCATTCTTAGCATTGCTCAACATCTTATAAATATCGTTCATTTCTTGCTCAATTACATCAAACGCAGCTACTCTTTTTAATTGAAAATCTTTTTGGTCTTCAAATAGTTGTTTTACATCTAATTTTGAACCTTTCTGTACATAATTTCCTGCTTTATTTTTTGGAACTAATTTGTAACCATATGAACTTAAATCTAAATTTTCACCTAATGATTTAGTATCTTTACCATTTTTATTTAAATATTCTTTTGTTGATTTAGTAGATTCTTTACCTGCATAAGCTTCTGTTGATTTAACTCTTATATTTTCAGGTATTGCTTTTTGTTTTTTTTTAGGTCTTTTAAATGCATATGGCGTTGCATATGTCATTCCTGAACCTGGTGTAAATGAAGCTGAACCACCACCTGTTGTAGTATTTTCTGTAAACATATAATCAGCTAATGCTATTCTAATAGTACCTCTTAATATGCCATCATCTTTAATGTCATACTTTTCAGATATAGCTTTTGCTACTGCATCAACTCTTTTATCATTTGCAGAAACTTCATTAGAAACTGAATCTAAACCTTCATTCATTCTCATTACTACCCTTTTGTATTCATCTGGGTATTCATTTCTTAAATGTGTACGAATTTTATTTCTTATTATTTTTGAATCTTCATATATATCTCTAAACTTACTATCATCTTTAGATTTTTGAAATACACCTTTGGCAGTATCAACTAAATCTGTTGAATCTTCCATTAATTTTTCATAATTAGGAAGTGATTTAGTTTCCCACTCTACTGATCCTGTTTCACTATCAATATCTAGTACTGTATATTTAGTACCTCCATCTTTAGAGTAAGTAACATCGCCAACCTTATAATTACCAGCTTTTGCTAGATTAGGGGCTTCAGTTAATTTTTGTATTATGTTTTCTATTTTACCCATTTGCTATAGTTAATTCTTCTAATAATGAATGATATTGTAACAGATCAACTAAATGTTTACTTTTAACAGAAGTTCTTTTGTTTATTTCTAAAATTAATCTATCAATTTCTAATAATTTAATTTTTGTAGCTTTATCTTTAACTTTTGTTGTATGTTCTTTTAGTGATGTTTTTATATTAACTATTTCTTTATTAAAGAATTTTTTTAATACTGGGCCATTATCAGCTGAGTTAATAAACTCTTTAAGTATTAATTTTTGTTTTGTATTTAAATTATCATATTTAGTATTAAAATTTTCTAATAATACATGATATGTTAATGTACGTAAGTCTTTATCATATGATTTAAACTCATCTAATACTGTATCTTTTATTTTATCAGTATTTACTTTACTACTTGATACATGCTCTAATATAGTAATTTTATTATCTACTACTTGATTAGGATTAGTTGGTTTATCTGTACCGTATATTTCTAATAATGTATATAGTGAAGCTTGTGCTTTATAATCAGATAATTTAGTTTTAAATAATTCTTCTAAATTATAATGGTTTTTTAATTCTTTAATTAATCTATATTTTTCACCTTTTAATTTAGACTTATTAAGTTTTTTAGATTGCTCTAATATGGTATTTAAAACCATAGATGCTCTATGTTCTGTAAGATTTTTTGCCTTAAACATAGTTTCATATAGTTTATACTCTTTTCCTAATTCAGTGTTAACAAAATACTCTTTTATTATCTTAATAGCTTTAGAATTTTTTCCTGATAAAGTATCACCAGTAATCTTCTTTACTAAGATCTCGAAGAGAATGCCGGTATTTTTAAACTTTGAATGTTTTATATACATCAATATTTATTTTAGTATAAATATATTAAGATTTCTGTTCCTTGATATTTGATTCATCAAGAAGCGACGATTTTGCCTTATCTTGCTCAAATACCATTTGTTTCTTACCAGGAATTGAATTTAACATACTTTGGTGTTGTAAAAATTGGGTATTACCCTCTAATGCTAATGCACTTTTTTTAGTATCGTTGTAATCTTTTTTCATACCCGCAGCGCCTAATCTATCTTTACCAAAATTATCATCTTGGGTATTTCGTTTAGTTGCCTTTTCAGTTGGTCTACCTAAAGGAGTTTTGTCATCTGTTCCTTCTTTATAACCATCAGGTACATTACTTGGATCTGAAGACATTCTACCTGATCCATATAATGAAGCTAAATCATGAGGTGTACCATATGATTTACCTGTTTCAATAGGATCATTACCTTCAGCTTCAATTTGACCAGTTCTAAATGTTCTTTTAGCATCTTCTCTAATTAAATCTCTATACTCTTCAAATTGGTCTTCACTTAAATGGAATATATTTTCATAAATCCAATCAGTTGGTAGTAATTTAGTTTCCATCATTTGAGCAGCTAAATCAACTTTTTCTTTCATTAGTGCTACTCTTTCTTGATCATAAATGATTGAAGGATTAGTTAATGATAATTCAAAGTTACCTAATTGTTCATCTCTATAACCTTGAGTATATAAGTGAACTAATGCTATTTTATATAATTCTGAAACTACAATTCTTTGTATACGTTCTATTGTACGAGCAAATCTAATATCTTGAGCTGCTAAAGTAGCTTTACCATCTGAATTCTCATCATACCCCATAAATTGTTTAGGTACTTTTAAAGCAGCAAATAATTTATCTCTTAAATACTCAACATCCTGAATTCCATCCCATTGTAAACCATTTAGGTTTTCAATTTTAGTTGCTTGATCATTTCCTCTAACTGGTATGTAAAAATCTTCTAATATGTTTTGCATATTATACTTTAAGTTATATTCACCAGTATCTTGATCTACAAATGGAGTACGCTTTAATTTACTTAAAGTTTTTTCCATAAATGCATCTACTTCATTTGGAGGAATTGCTCCTACATTCATATAGAAAATACGTTTTTCAGGTGCACGTACAATTCTATGAATTAACATTGCATCTTCCATTAACGTATATTGCTTAAATAATTTTCTAGCTGGTTCAATATATGATCTACCATAAGGTAAGAAATTCATATCAGATAATAATCTAAAGTGAGCCATTTCATAATTATCAAATATTATAGAACTAGCTTGATTACCTGAATTTGGTACATTATAATAACCATATGTTGAAGTTGAAACACCTTCTGGCTCAAATCTAAATTTAACATCCATTGGGTTATTATCTTCTCCTGTTTCTGGGTTATGACCTATTTGTCCTTCTATTCTTTCAATATGGAAAGCAGTATAAGGTATTACATTATAAACACCAAACTTTTCAGCAATTTCTAACTTTAAGAAAAAATCACCATACTTACACATATTACGAATCCAAGGCCATAGATTAAATTCTATGTTTAATACATCATAAAATAAATTATAAAGTATTTTTTGTATATCTTCATCTGCTGATTTGATAGATAATACTTCACCCATGTCATTTTTTAGTGTACTTTCGTCAGCTACAATATCCAATGCTGATGCTATAATAGCATCCATATCCATTGCATCATATTCTGAATACAGTAAAGGACGCATTACTTGATAGTTAAACGCGTTTTGTTGCCCATAAATAGATGTACCTGAATTTGTGTAAATTCTATTAAATCTATCTACTAAGGAATTTGTGTCTAAATCACCTGTTTGTTGTGCTTTGTTAACATCAAATACTTTAAGTTGATTACCACCAGCATTACGTATAATTACGTCAGTTGAAAATAATCTTTTTAGTCTTGAAAATAAACCTTTATCTGCCATTTTATTTTATATGTTTATAAATATTATATTTATTACCCTACTAACCAGCTTACATCGTGGTCTTTACCACCTATGTTGACTTTATATGGGTTTTCTACATTACTACCGATAGCGTTGTTACCTCCATAACCACCACTCCAATTTACTTTATTACTTTTTACACTACCTAATGTTGCTCTTGCCATGTCTAAACTTTGCTGTTGAAATTTTAATGACGTATCACGTAGGAACATACCAATCCCAAATGACATAACCAAGTCATCATTGTAACCACTTTGAGCTTCTGGTCTTCCATTACGCCAAATAAATACTTTCATTTCCTCTAGTAATCTTTTAGAACGTATAACTACAGATCTATCACCAACAAATTCTCTAAATTTATTAATACATAAAGGTCTTGTTCTCATTGACATTGTAAACCCCGGTACCATTTCACTGCTACCTTCATATGCTCTTAAATATGACTCAGCAGTCATTTTGTCGGTTTTAGGTGACTGGTATAAATTTCTATATCCTCTTTCCCTAATTGCATCTAAAGTAGCCCATCCTATGTTAGCATTTTCAACTACTAGCATTGCATTATTATATTCAGTAGCCAATCCAGTTAAAAAATAACCAAATTCTTTAGGTGGCAGTTGTCCTCTATATTCACCTACTTGTGTGTTTGATTCAATGTCAATTATATGACATGCAGAAAAATCTTTACCATCACCTCTAGCAACATCGGCTGCAATCATATATTCTCTTGAATAATCTGCTCCTTCCCAAATCCATAGATTTTGGTCTACACCTCTTCTTTCTAATGGTTCTTGTATTGTTGTTTGAGAAACAAAATCAATCCATTCTGAATGAAAAACAATGTCACCTGATGTACTAAAATCACAATCACATTCTTGTGCTGCCATTCTAGGATCACCTAATAATTCATCTTGTCTATCTCTCCATGATTGATCTCTTTCAGGATGCACATCCCAAGGTAATCTAATTGGTAAAAAATCGTTTTGTTGATTTTCAGCTGATACCCATGTTTTGTGAAACCAATTTCCAGTACCATAAGGTGTACTTAATACTATAGCACCACCACCTGTAGCTAGTGTTTGTTGAGCTGAAGCCCATATTTCACCAATTTGATCAATAAATGCTGCCTCATCAATTAATAGAAGAGATACTGCTTCTGATCTACCAGCATCACTTGATGCAGATGTTGCTTTAATTATTGACCCATTACTTAATCTAAGTGATAATTTATTATTTTCTTCGGCTGGTATTTTTAACCAAGATGGTAAACCTTCATACATGAATTTTACCTTGGTAACCATATTACGTGCTGTTTCTTGCTTAGTTGCAATACACAGTATATTTTTATCCTTATGAAATAACATCATCCATAAAGAATAACCACCTGCTAGGGTAGATATACCTAACTGTCTTGATTTAAGAATAATTGAGTAAGGATTTTCTTGCATTAAATGCAATACTTTTTCTTGAAATGGGTATAAATTAAATAATATTCTGCCTCTTTGTGGGTGTTGAATATTACAATACTTTTTCATAAAATGAGCAGGATCCTTAGCACATCTTATATATTCTTGTCTTATTATTTTTTTTAAATCTGACATTAATTATTTAGGTAATGAATAATCTATTACATGAATTGTAATCAAGGTTCCTACAACCCCACTTACAATTCCAAACCAAGGTTTTTTATACCACTTATCTATTTGATTTAATCTATCATCATATAATTTAATTTGATCTTTCAATATAAATATTTCTTGATTTTTATAATTAAGGATTAAACTATCTTGTTGTGTCAACAATGTATAATTTTTTAGTTGCAATTCCAAGTCACTAATCAAAACAGTTTTTATAGAATCCTGTTGTTTTAAAGTATCAATAGATAAAAAAAATGTATTTAACTCTTCTTGAGGTATTTGAACTGTATCTTGGCTATAGCAATTTAATGTTATAAATGTTAATAAAGTAAATAATATAGATTTCATATTACTTTCTATATTTGGACTCAAAATCTTTAATAGTTTTTTTAGGTGTTTTGGTAGATTTTATTTTTGATTTTGTGTCTTTGATTTTTAATTTTAATTCTTGTATCTTTGACTTAGTTGAAGCTTTTTCTTTTTTTACTTTAGATGCTCCTTTAGTAATAAAATCTAATTTTTCATCATTAGCTTTAACTTTTTTGTTAAATTGTTTTTTACTTTTACTTTGAGATGCTAAAGCAATAGCACTAGCAAGGAACCCAAAAATTACTAGCAAGATTTTATATATTTTACTCATAACTATTTTTTATTTTCTAATAAAGATTCTAATTCTTTCTTTATTTTATTTAATACTCTTAATCTATCTTTTAATTTATCTTTTGCAGGTCCTTCTTCAGTAGCAGACCATTTTTTAACCACTTGCTTCATTTCCTTCTGTGTATCAGCTAATTTGTAACCAATTTTAGATAATGGTTCTCCTTTTAAATCCTTAGCTTTTGGCTCATCTTCATCTTCTTCAAATACCGCAGTTGGTTCAACTGGTATATTATATTTATCAACTACACTATCATCATAAGTATGATTAACATACCCATCATCCTGGAATTTATCTGAATCATTTCCGCTATCCGGAGCTTCTGATAATGCATCACCTAATTCATCGGCATGTGCTTTTGATGCTTCCAATTCTTTATTAAGATCTTGTTGTGCTTTAATATCTTCGGCATCAGCTTCTTTTAAGATGTCAAGTATTTCGTTTTGTATTTGTTTTCTAAATTCTGATTTTTTCATTGTAAGAATATTTTGTTATAAATATCACGAAAAGATTACTGATTTAACTAATTTTATTCGTTCTTCAGTAGATCCTTGAATTGTTGTGTATTTTGTATCTCTCCAATCTAATATTTGTAATATTTTTTTATTAATATTATCTCTATATCTTAAATCAGTTTCCCTAATTCCATTATCTTCCATTTTAACACCTACAGGAGATATATAAAATAAATGATCATAATCATTAATTAAATGTCCTAAAGCTGAATTTAGATGAAATGCCTCATTAGCAGTCATTGACTCAGATAAAGCACTAAATGCCATAACATCAACAACAGTTCTATCTGTTATAATTTTATCACATAATAACTCACTAGCCCTTTCAGCTGCAAATACTAATTGTCCTTTTAATGTTGAATCAGTATTCAATGGTATTCCCATATCCATTAAATGTTTAGAACGCTCTGTTCTAGAAGTGTAATCTTTAAATTCAGGTAATTTAGCTAATTCATTAACTAGTGTTGTTTTACCAACTGACATTGTACCACAAAATCCTATTTTCATAACTTATTATTTTGGTTAATATACGAAATATTTATTAAAATTCCTATTTATTTCTTTCAGTATCATAATATGATTCACTATGCTCATAATCATCCTCTTTAGGTGCTTGTGATGCACCTGGTTTTACTCTATAACTATCTGAGTCAAAATGTTGTGTTGATACTTCAAATATAGTAGCTCCTTCAGTTAAAGCTTTCATTTGGTGAGGTTGACCTGGTAGTAAACGAATACAATCACCTTCACTAACTGTAGTGATATATTCATCAGCTTCAGCAGTATCAATATATTTGAACTCAAATTTACCTTTTGAAATATACCATGCTTCATCTTTTAATAAATGAAAATGCATTGAAAATTCTTTATCCTTTTTAAATACTAATAATTTACCACAATATT